AGCCCGACCCCGCCGCCCAGCGCAGCCAGCCAGAATGATTGAAACGGGTTGATCAGGCTTGATTGAGCTTGAATGGCCTGACGGTGCGCGAGTTGTGGAGACGAGGCTTTTTGAGACTGGAACGGCAACAATCGGGGAGGTCCGTGGAGTGGCGAAAAGATTGGAAAGGGTCAGTTGTCGAGAGCGTTGACGCTGGCAGAAAAGGATGCAGCGGCGAGCAGTCGAGCGGCTTCCTGGGGGGGCGCGGCCGTCATCCGTGCCATCAGGATTTCCCGGAGTTCCTTCCGGGACCGGGCGGCGGAGGCCAACACGAACAGATCGGCCAGATCCAGGCCGACCGCCGGCCCGAAGTCGGCCGCGGTGCGGGCATCGATCAATTCGTTGGCGACACCACTGAGGGTACCTCCGACTGTCGCGGCTGAAAATGGCACTCCGGGCCGGATCGGAGCGATTCCGAGGCCCGCAGGGGCGGCTGGCGCCGCCTTTCGGCGCAGTGGCAGCCCGGTGCGCTCGGACAGCAGGCCGATCCCCTCGTCGTCGACCTCCAGACCGGCGGCTGTGATGGCGTCCAGGAGGCCCTGCGTGACGTCCGCGGAGTCGGTAGCGCCCCAGATGATGCGTGGAGCCGCTCCAGGGAGGCCGTTGAAGCGCAGTATTTGCCGGAAAAGCTGCGTCCGAAGCGTATCGCCGAGCTTGAAGGCGTCCCAGGCACGGTAATCGGCGCGGACCTGGCCTTGGAGGTTGGCGACGCCGGATCCGAGGCCGGTTGGGTCGGCCTGGGCGGAGAGGGTTTGGCCAAGGATGGCCATGATCTTCTCGCGTTTGGCGGCCTCGTGAAAGTCGCTGAAGCTTTTGCCGCCGTCCGAGGTGCTGGCCTGCTGGATTTCGACCTCGGTTTCGCGGGTGGCAACGATGCCGAAGAGCCGGGTGGCGTCGGAGAACGCGCGCTCCAGGCTGTAGCGGCTCTCCTGGTCGTTCGAATCGTAATAGCCGACGAAAAACGGGCTGCCGAAGCGGTCCAGAAAGCGGGCCCACCAATCTCGGCCCATCGCGCCGAAAAGGAACCAGAAGACCAGGCTCCGCATGGGACCGCCCCAATGGTCCGGCGTGTTGAGAAGGTGCCCTCGATGGACGATGTAGCGGATGGGGTCTGGAGCGTGGGTTTGATCGGTGGGGTCGCCGTCGGTACCGGCACATTTGATGCGGAGGACGCGGTCGCGATAGTCGAGCAGCTCCGGGGGGACCGGCCGCAGCCCGCTTAGCCTGTATCCGGATCCGGTGGCCGCGAATCGCTTTTCGACCACGGCCACAGGCCACATGGAGGCGCTGAGGAGGTGGTTGCAGGCGTCAGTAAAGCCGTCGAAGTCCGCGAGCTGGCCTCGAATGAAGTCGGCGGCGACGACGTCGTCGCGCACGCGCTTGTCGAAGGGGAGAACAGTCCAACTGTCATTCAGCACGGCGAGCTTGCGGGTCGCGATCGCGCTTTGGATCACATGATCGGCCAGCTCCATTTCGCGGTAGAGAGTGAAGAGCTCGGCGACCTCGCCTTGTTGGGCCGCGGCGATGATCGAGTGAATTCGGTCCACCGTGAGCTGGTTGGCGATCGGCTGGTGGAGGTACAGCGGGTTGAGCTGGCGTCGGAATTGCCGGGGAAGGCGTTCCTGCCAAACCCCCGACAGCGCGGTGACGAGGGAACCAATGGCGGGCTTCAGAGATTCAAACATGGGTGCGACGGGTGAAGGCTTTTTGAACGCGAGCAAGGATCGATTGGTAGGCCTGACTGTGGCCTGGTACCGGCGCAGTCGCGGCCGACGCGTAGCCGCCCACTGGCGCCGCTTCAGCGGATGCCCTCCCGGCGCGCCAGAGGGCGTGACGGGCCAGTTTGCCGCTGTCCCAGGTGTCCCCGTGGTTGCCGTCCTCATCGAGCGTGTTGAGGAACGTCCCCTTATCTCGCAGGACGCTCCGGCGGTCCTTTCGCAGCCATTCCTCTGGTGCGATCGCGATCAGGGCATCCTCGTACAGGGCGGCGTAGCCGGCGCCGAGGTACTGCTTCCAGTTCCCTTCACCGGCCAACGGGTAGCGCTTGGGATCGGGTTTCTCCGATGCGACGATGGCGTCGACCGGCGCGAAGACCGAAAACTCCTTCTGGATCCGCTCGCAAAAAAACCGCTCGTTCGTGCCGTCCAGGCAGATCCGGCGAATCGGGCATCCCCTGGCCTTCAGGTCTTCCAGGATCGTTCGAAGCATCAGCCGAGAAACCGCCTCGCGATCGGTCCGAAATCGCACTGTGAGGCGTTCGACCGTGCGGTAGCCGTCTCGCTGCGCAACGGTGATCGATGAGGGATTCGATTTTTTGCTGGTCGTCGTGGCCAGGTCGAAGCCCACCCCGACAGGGGCCTGCTCATCGAGCAGGTCGATCCAGTACCTGGGAATGACATCACGTGGGGTCATTTCGATTGGAAAACGACGGCGATGCACCAGAACAACCAACGAAATTCGATCGCGTATCCATGTGCAGCCCTGCAGGTCTCATCCTCGCACTTTGCCAACGCAAAGACGAGGCATGGAAGAAGGTGGAGGGCGTCGTAGTCCTCGAATGAATGGAACGAGATCATCAGTTGAGGCCTTGCGGAAGGGAAATGGTGTCCGTGACGTTGATCGCAATACCCTGCCCAACCCCGGCTGCCATGGCGTGGCGGATGTCGGTTTCAGAGATGGCTGCAGTACCGCCTTTGAGAAATGCGCAGCCGTAGTTGCGGTCCCAGGCCTGCTTGTCCCAGGCACGCGCGCGAGCCTCCTCGGGGGTAATCGGCTTCCGCGTGTCGGGATGGTACAACGGTATCCCCGCGGCGTGGAGGTCGTAGGCGTCCGCTCGATGACAGAGTACCCCAGCTGGGGATCGGTAGAAGTTACCTGTAGGACTGACCTCGAAATCCTGGCCCACGGGCGGGCAGAGCAGCTCGTAGCTGTAGTGGGTGTCGTCAGGCGGCGGCGTAGTGGCGCCGCGGATCTCGAACTCAGCCGAACTGGAGACGAACGGCTCGGCTGCTTCGTAGACGGCCTGGAATTCGGGCATCCGCCCGACCTCATCCAGCACCAGCCAGCCGGTAAAGCCCACGGCAGTGTCGGGATTCGGGGCGATGGTCAACGAACGGCTGTAGTCGGTGCGGTTGTGCCAGATCCGCGCTTCCAGCTTCTGCTTTTCGAACAACTCGGCCACGTCGTCGATGCCGAGGTCATCGATCGTGCTGGTGAGTTTCAGACCGGCCCCCTCGATGGGCTTCCTCATCGCTGACAGCACGTCCCGCCAGACCATGGCCTCCTTCAGGATGTTCTCCTGGCCGAGACGGAGGCTGGCCGACATGAAGATGACGCTCACCCCGGATTTCGACATCATCTTGTCGAGGGCCTGGATCGCTAGGGCGTAGGATTTGCCGCACTGGCGCCGCCAGATGTAGAACAGAATCCCGCTCTTGTGACGAAACACCCGCCGTTGAGGCGGGCGGAGCTGGACGATCGGTTCGCCCGCGGGCAGCACGAGTTTTTTCTTGGCGCTCACAGGACGGCCTCCTCTCCTTCGTGCTCGCCGAAGATCGCGAGACGGAGCTGGGCGATCTTCTCGGAACGTGAGGTATCGTCACCGGCAAGGACCTTGCGAACCTCAGGCCGTTCGGACCAATCCATCAGCTTCTCGCAAACGACGACTTCGAACTTCTGCCGATCCAGCGCCAGCCGATCCTCGTTCTGCTTGGTGCGCTGTTTGGCGATCTCGACGCGTTCCTGAGCGGTACGGGCGCTCATCAGGGCAGACAGAGCTCCCATCAGCGGCACGAGCTTCTCAGGCTTTTCCGCTACCAGCTCTCGCTGTACATCCGGATCGAGAGTTTCGATCACTTCCATGAGCAGCCCACCTGCCACAGCAGCTGAGCCCTGCAGGACATCGCCTCCAGTCTCGGCCACTTTGCGACAATGCTCGGCCAAGAGCCTCAAGCGTTCATTTTTGTCTTCGCGGCGAAGCCAATCGGCGTAGCCGCCCTGCCTCCAATTCGTGAGGTTCTGGTCGTTGACCGCATCGCCGTTGAACTGCTGATCCAGAATCTTCCGTACCGGAGGCAGCGCGTTGAGCCACGTGAGAATCTCAGCCGCAGTCTGGCCGTCCCGCAGTCGCTGGTTCACTTGCGAGCGGATGGATTCGGGCAGTCGGCCAATTTTTCCTCTGGACATGGTTAATGGGAAAGGATTTTCGCGCCCCTGCCTTTGAGTCGCCCTTTATTTTTCACAGAAGCTGCCTCCGTGAGATTCGTGACACTGAATCCTGTAAAACTTGCCAAATTATTGCCGGTCGCGTCCTCAGTTCCTCCAGCGATGTAGTTTATCGTGATAGATTGCCCATTCTCAGCTGGGGGGGATGCGGTCATGGTGTACACCGCCCCGGCACCAGCTGCCGTAGACAACGTGCCGATAGAGATAGCGTAATCAGCAGGTGAGACGTTTACCACGCTTTCATTGAAGACGAACGTCACGTTGGCTCCATGGATAGTGACCGTCAGCAGGGTGGGCGGCGTTGTGTCAGGCGCCACCTCATCCCTCAATGGATGGGGGTAGGTATAGGGGGTGTACCCGACTGGTGCAGTAAGATAATAATCCCGGTTCTCCACAATAGAAAATCCTGCATTACCCCCTTTCGTGACCTCTATTGGCCCGCCGTTGTCCGTATTGTTCCAAACGTAAATCGGGTCAGTTCCTTGACTCAAGTTCTGGTGGTTTGACGGACTGCCTATAATCGGAGTTGTTTGACCGCGCCCAATTCCGTCCAGCACTCGGTCAACCTTGCGAATCTCATACGACTCCGTTCCGATGTATGTGACGGCACTTCCGTCTGTTGTGACGAGAGTCGTTATCTCGTTCGCCGTATTGCCGGAAATTAAGCCTCCTTTACTGAGCACAAATCCGTTTCCAGCGGCGAATGTTGGCCGGTACACGGAGGAACTCAAGGTGATTGTGTCGGCTGTATTGCTGGCCACGTAGCCCTTTGCATTCGTAGAGTTTTGCGTGATTTCCCATCCAGCCCAGCGATTCGGAGTCCAATCGGCACCTGTAACTGTCAAAGTGCCGTACGCGCCCGATGTTGCAGTATTGGAATACTTCACCCTCAATGTATAACCCACCCACTCATCAGGAAGCCACGATTTTGAAGCGTCGGCCAATTTGCTATTAGCGGGAATACTTGTAGGGGTCCCTCCTTCAAATACCCCATCGCCCGCGCCGCCTGGTGTGCTCGGCCCATCAGTCAAGTCTGGTGTATCCCATAGCTTAGTTCCGTCCGCTCGCATAAATGGAATGAACCCCTGTGGATTCAGCCTGTAATTACTGAAAACCACATCATTGAGGTCCCTCCCGGTTATCTCGTTGTCGAAAATCAATGCAGTGCCGCCGCGCAAGTCAATATAAGCGTAAAGGGCTTTGTTGAGTGGGTTCTGAATCTTATTGCCGTAGATTTCCATTGCGCGCATGGATCGCAATCTTTGACTCGATTCGGTTCCATGGTTTGATATACGCGTCCCTTCAATCGTATTATGCCGAAAAACAACGCGTCCGCCCATCCATCCATCGAGGCACCCATAAACCTGAGTGTGCGTTGCGTAGCAGTCCTCAATAAATAGAAAGTATTCTGTACCCCAACGCACTGGAGACTCCCACGCTTTATCCCCATAAGATCCTCCTTCCGCATTACCGTTCTGCGGCAGAACAATCCTCCCAGTTCCAGTCAGGTAAAACTCGCAGTTGTAGATTACTCCGTATCCCGCCGCATAGAAAATCGTCTCGGGCATCAAATAGAATTTGCACCTCGCAACGCAACTCCTTGTCGATGCAAGGCCGATACTGGCGTTAAAATCTTGCGTCCCCGTGTCCCCCTGAAACTCGATATCCGTGAGATAAGTCGTGCCTGAGGCGTCGAAATTCAGCAATCGCCTCGATCCGCTGGTGATTCCATGTTTAATGATCGTCTGCCCTATTCCAGCACCCTTCACCACAATCGCTTTGCTCACCGTGAGGCCCGACGTCCATACCGCAGTCCCGGCAGGAATCTGCAGGGTATCACCCGGATCGCACAAAGCATATGCGGCCGCCACTTCGTCGCGGCTCACGCCTGTTGCGGTGCGCACGGCGGCGAAGGCGTCCCAAGTCAGCAACAAGAGCCCTGCGATGGTAGGAATGGGTTTCATGGTGCGGTAGTTGCGGTCAGTCCCCCGGTGACAGTTGAGAGCGTATGGCCATTTCCAGATGAATCCGTTTTCCAGTCTTCGCCTTGGCCGTTGCGGCTATAATAAAAGTCCGGAGCACTGCCTGTTGGAGTGCTTCCAGTGGCACCGATATCTGCTGGATTCGTACCGTTGTAGAATGAGGCCGGGATGTCGTGGTAGGTGTCGTAGAACAAAAGTTCCGCCAACGCTGCATTGAGCCTTAAACCAGCCGTATTGCCCGCCGATGATCCAACTGCATATCGCGGGTCTGAATCTGGCGCGAGGTCGATGTTGGTAGATGAATCTCGAACGCTAATGACGGCCTCCTGGCTACCGTTGACGTAAATCTTGCATTTCGCGGCGTCGGTCGTGTCCGCACAAATGAAGATGTGGCTCCATCCATCCCCATCCCATCCGGCGGAAGCGGCTGTGAAAGTTGATGTGGTCCCCATTTGCAGGCGATTTGTCCCGCCAAATGAGTTCCCTCGCACGTTAATCTTATTGTCGGTGTCCTTCCATACGTAGAGTTTGATAGCGGTCGTGCTGGAGATTTCCCAGATGTGCTTTGTCACGCCATCGGAGCCATCGAAGTTTATCCAGAAGGAGATGGTGAAGGTCTTGCCGTCAGCCACATTATTGGCGATTCCAGAGTAGCGGACCGCATCGTTCGCGCCGTCGAAAACCGCGGTGTACGCCGTAAAGCTCGGAGCACTCGGCGGCGACCCTCCAAGAAACACACTAAGAGGAATCGCCCGCAGTTGGGCGATCGGAGCCCAGCACCAGAGGCAGAGGATGAGGTAGACGAGAGATGGATGTTTCATGTTAAGAGCCGGCTGTGAGAGTTCCGTTTCGGCCGAATGTGACCCAGCGAACCCCGTCGAACAGGATAGCGACGTAGTTTCCGTCTCCGGCCGAGAGCTTAATCGAGACCCCAGCCGCCTGCACCGTGCTGTCCCTCTTGAAGGGATCCGAGTCGTCCGGATTTATAACGATGTCGAAGGCCGTGTTGTTGTAGATAAGACCGTTCATGCCGGCCAGCCCATCAGGCAGATTGACCAAGCCCTCGTCAGATGGCTCAACGAAGAGAACGAATCCATAAGCGTCGGCGGCAGCGAGTGTATATGGATCAGTGGCGATTCCTGAGTCCGAGTTCCCGAGGACACCAGCTTTACCCGGCCCGACCGTGTTTCCGGTGCCTCCGTTTGCGACAGGGAGCACCCCCGTCACCTCGTCAGCGAGATTGAGGAGTTCAAAGATGGTCTCACCAACCCAGAGATCGCTGGAAGATTGGTAGAAACTGGCTGAGTGATTGCCGTTCTGAGTGAGGACAAGCGTCGTTGTCGTGTTGGAGGAGCCGCGCCTGCGCGAGGCCGGGATGTTGACCGTCACGGGCGCATTGGACACCACCCAATTAAACTCCACTCTCTCTCCCGCGGCCAAAGGGAGGGTCAAGGTGGCGGTTGCGGCCAAATTTCCGGTATAAATCCCCCCTCCTACGTATGTCCCAGTTCCTGTAAAGGATGCTGGCCCCAGATCATCGAGCTTGTTGATCCCGTAAGTCGTCGCCGTAAGCAGCGAGATTGCGGTGAGCGCAGAATTGAGCGGTTGGCCATTGGTGATGCCGTACCCCGCCAAAGTAGAAGGCTTGCCCGTCACATCATCCCAGGCGACTTCCGAGGCCGTCCCCCCGCTTCCGGACCACTTCACCCACCTACTCCCATCCCAGGAGTAGGCCACCGCCATGCCTGCAGAGCCATCAATGACATCATCCACCCCGGCGCCCAAGGCCACTCCTCCCTCGATGATTTGTTCAGTCCCATTGGGATTCATCGTGATGGTGAAGGTGCCAGTCGGCACCATGATCAGCGTGGCCCTCTCGTAGCCCGCTCCCGGTGGGAAATTGACCGTGCCACTCGCGCCGTAGGGAACGATGAAGGTCTCTGAGGTCCAGGTAGGCGAGTATGGGTTCGTCGTGATGGGAGAGGCCAGGGTCGCTGCCCAATTCACCCCCACCCGAATGGCGAGCTTGGTCGGATCGATCGCCGCTCCAGCCGGGATCTTCGCATTGGTTACAACCCCATCATCGATCGTCCAGACTCCCAGACCGCTCACCGTGATTTCTCCCTTGTCGCCAGCGGTGAGGCCGGCATCAGCGAATTCGAACCCGGTGTTGGCGGCGTTGCGGCGAAGCACTTGTAGAGCGGACCCACTGGGGAGAAAGTTCAGCAGCGTGAGCGGTCCGAAGACGCCATCTGAAGCGAAGCCCATGACCTGGTTGGGATAATCGGTGCCCTGGTAATCGAGCGTCACCGGCTCACCATCCGCGCCACGCTGGATGATGCGGAGGTTGTACGGCTCCGGGTCCGCGGCGCGGACCGGTGGCGAGAGGGCGGCCGCGAGGATGGCGGCCAGAATCAGGAGATGGTATTTCATGGGACTGGAGCTGCGGGATTTGTGTAGGCGCGGCCTCCGAGGGTCAGCACGAGGTTGCCGTTGACGATCTGGGCGAGTGGTGCGCCGGGGGTGTAGGGAATTTCGGCGACGGGCCAGGTGTAGATCTGGCCGCTGGTGGTGAGCAGGGCGTTGCCGTTGACGACGGTGAGGCCGAGGCCGGATCCGGCTCCTACGGCGGCCACGGGCCAGGTCCAGATGACTGGGCCGACGGCGAAATTGGCGTTTCCGGACACTACGGAGATTCCACCTGTGCCGTTGCCCAACAGGGCGTAGATCTGGGCGGCGGTCAGGTAGAGTTCTGGCGGCGTGGGTGGTGTCCCTCCGCCGAGGGCACGGTCGCGTACGATCGCGATTTCACCGGCGCCGAGGGTGGCTCGTTGGTCATTCTGATCGACTGCGACGATGCTGAGCCAGGCGGTTCGCTGCTTCTGCGCGAAGGCGAATGCAAGTTCGGCTGTGGTGTATTCTATGACCGCGTGTTGGGCCGATCCAGCCGCCCACTGGGCCTCGGTTAGGCCGGCGTTGAGCCCGCCGGCGGCAATGACTTTGCCGGGCGCCAGGAGCGTGCCATCGAGCTGGCTGTTCCACAGTTCACACACAATCTCACGCCAGCCGGCCCAGGAGGTGACCAGCTTGGGTGCTGTGGCGGTCGGTTCATCGATGCCGAGTTCGATGCGCAGCGCGTTGGCCACCCAGATGCTCGCTGTGCGGCCGGTCAGGGTGTCGATCAACGCCGTGGATGGATCACCCGGGGTGCGGGAGCTCAAGCGTAGCCGGAGGCGTCTGTGGAGCAGGGCTGGCATCAGGTGTCCTTCGTTTCCGGGTTTGCCCAACTGCCAGCGAATCCCGGATCAACCCATCCTTCCGGATTCGCTGGGACGCCTTTGTACCACTGGTGGGTAAATGCGATCGCGCTACTGACCAACACGACCCTCCAAGGCCGTGCTTTGAGTGCGGTCCACCAGCATTCCGGGCCAGTCACCATTGCAACATTTCTGTGCTTCAGAAGCCGAACATCGCGCAGCTGGTGGCGGCATACGCACTGAGTCATCGGATGGCCTGGCTCTCTGAAGTAGACGAGACCACTCGCAATTTGAGCGTGACCGCTGCGCCCCAATTCGATCGTCAACCAAGCCTCGTTCTGATTACAAAAATCGGCGAGAGGCTGGAAATTGACAGGCCGGCTGTCGGTTCCGATCGCGAGGCCACCATAGTCTCGAAGTGCGCGGGCAAGTATCAGATCGGCACGCATGGCGTGGTGAGAACAAACGCCGGCGTGGGTCGCATAGTCGGCCCACTGGGCAGCTGCCGTATCGTGATCCCAAAGACGGAGATCGACACCTTGAGCGCGCCACCTGTCCAGGTTCGCACGGTACTCCGCTGGGAGATTGTTTTCTCCCTGAATCCATACAGCGTGGGCCACCAGTCTCATGCGTCAGGCCGTTCGATGAGGATGAGCGGGAAGGTTGCTGTTGCTGCCACGCCATAGCGGTCGAGGAGGTCGTAGCCAGCGACACGGAAGGCATGCCACATGGCAACCGGGATGGTGAGGCAACCCTCTGACGATGTACCCTGGGTACCGCCTTTGTGCAGGTTGATGCCGAAGCAACCCGTGTCGGTTTTCACGAAGGTGCCAGATTTGTGAATGCGGTCGATAGAGACCGGGTTGGAGCCTTGGCCGAAAGCGGCGTATTGGCCCTTGTGTTTCCAGCGCCGGAACCGCCAGACGCCGGGCCGGAGCATGGCCATGTACTGGCCGGCGCGCGGATTCCAGCCGAAGCGGGATGGATCGGCATTCGCGTTCCAGGCGCTGAAGTGGTCAGGCGCCAGCCAGAAGGCGGCATCGTCGTACATGCCGAGATCGTTCCGACCTGGACGACCCATGGTGTCCCGGCGATAACCGCGCACGATCACGCAGGCGACCTTGTCGGTCGTCCGGAAGTTCGGGTGTTTCTGCATCGGCAGAATCAACCGTTCGATATCGGCAAGGGTGGCCTTCGGCTGAGTTGTCGGGCAGGCGGCAGGCATGACGATGGCAGCGGTGGCGAGGCGACGTGATTACTTGACCTTCCGCGCGTAGCTGACGGCGAGCTCGATTAGGACGTTCACGGCGGCGGTTCCCATTTCGCGGCCGTTGTCTGAGAGCCATCTGAGGATCATTCTTCCGACGATTTTCGCCTTTTCGGATCCGTCGATGTCGGTGCGCATGGCAAGCGAGCGGACGGCGTTGAGGGCGAAATCGAAGTCGGCGCGGCTCAGGCCGTGCAGCCACGCGATCAGGCGGGTGATGATGAGGGTGTAGAATGCGGTCATGGTGGTTGCTGTTGGATGCGGCCTGACCAGGTCAAGCTGGGAAAAGCTGCAGTCTGCAACGTTGGCGCCGCACTTGCCGTTGACTGGGGCGACGCCGATGGGCGCCCCATAGTTCCGGAGCATTACCAGTGTTTTGTACCAGGCCCTTCGCTAGGCGAATGGAAGTGGCTTCCCAAGCGGGAGCGCACGCGGCGATCATTAAAATCTGCGTTGGAATCTGCGAAGCGAGTGCGTGGGACACCCCCAGTAGAATGTGTTTTAACATATTGAACTGTTGTTGGTTGGTGGGATCAAAGAGGCAGAGCGCGCCTCACCTCGGGGACATCTCCAGCAGCCGGATCACCTCCGGGCTGAACCACTGTTCGTCGTGAGCTGGGACGTAGGTCCCGTCCTTCGTCTGCACCGGCTGACCTGCGGGCAAGATCAGCATACCGGGCTGATAAAGCGTCGGCGGCTGCTTGCGCGGCTTGGATGCGCTGCACGAGGTGAGTGGCCAGGTGCTGATCAGCCAGGAGAGCGCTGCCGCGCAGACGATCGTGCTCAAGTGTGAGTTGGCGGACTTCATCGAGAAGAGCGTTTTTTTGTCGGCGGTATTCGGCCGTGTTGCGCAGCTCGATCCAGAGCAGCGCGGCGCGGAGAAGTGATCCGAACATCAAGGCTGAGGCGGTGTGCTCTGCTTCTGGGCGAAGCGGAGCAAATTGTAGAGGGCAGTCAGGACCGTGGTGGCAGTGATGGCCCAGCCTGCACTGAGCTGATCGAGTACGGTGAGGCCGGCGGTGATAAACACTCCGGCCGTGCTGAGCCAGAATTCGGTGGTTTTGATGCCGGGCTTGAGCGGTGGTTTCATTGGCGGTGGTGGTTGCGGTTTTGGCGGCGTGCGGTGGCACACCGCCGGTCTTGGCGGTGAAGGTGGTCTTAGGGCGCGTGCGTGGCCTTGGTAACGTCGGCCGCGATTGCGGCGCGTTTGGTGGCTTCCTTGCCAGCGGCGACGGCACGGGTGGTGCCTTCGGTGGCGACCAGGCGTTTCGTCATTCCGTCCTGTAAAATCTGCTGACCAGTGGTGGCGGCATCAGCGACGATGTCAGTCGCCACAACCGTCCCGACTGTTTTGACGCCTGTGCTGAAGCTTTTCGACGTGTCGAGGGACTCGGCCTCCAGTCCCTCGGCCGTTTGTTTCAGGCCGCGTGCGTCTCCGCCGACGCTGGCGTAGAGGTAGGTCCCCTTGTTGCGATTGCCGGTGGCGATCTGGCATGACGCTGCCGATAGGGCCAATGGGGCCAATAGGGCCAGTATGCGGATGGAGTGCATTGCGGTGGACGAGGCGTGGGTTGGGGTCAGCCGTGGGGATCCCGTTCTTGAGCGAGCTGTCCGGCGGCGGTGATACGGTAGAAGACTTCCCCGCCCAGGGGATCGGTCTCGGAAGCGACCTGGCCGAGATCGAGCAGGAAGCGGCAGGCGCTCTCGACCTGGTCCTCAGTGCAGCTGTGCTCGGGCTTGAGGGCCCGGGCGATGCTGGCGGCGCTGCGGGCGACGCTGGACCGGACGTAAAGGAAATGGCGCACGGCGCGCCGGAGTTCGGCTGGATCCATACTCACGAAGCCCTCCCTTTTGCTGCTGCGCCTTCGAGTCGGCCGAGCGCGCGCTGGATGTCTTGCAGCTCGGCATTGACGGTGGCAGTCTGCTTGGTCTGCTCGTCCCGCAGGTCATCGAGCTTCTCGTTCACTTCTTTAAGGACGCCTTCGACCCGCTGTGTGATCGTGCTTTCCAGTTTGACCACCCGCTCCTCCAACCTTGTGAACCCCGACTTGCTGGCGAAGCGCTCATCGTAGCTCGGCTTCGGGCGTGTGCCGTTCCAGATGTCGAGCACAGTCTTGACGAACGAGAGGAACGTCATCACGAACATCGTGCCAATCCCCCACAGGACGGCGGGATCATCGAAACTCAGCGAAGCTTGAACGGGCAACATCGAGTGCCCATTCCACCACAGATTTCAGCAAACCCTTTTAGCGGGAGGACAAGCCCGCAGGGGGAATCCTCAGTCTTTCTGGCCTGGCTCGCGGGTGAGCGGACGGATTTCCACTCGGTGCCCTAGCTGCTTCTCCAATTCACTCAGGGCCGCAACGAAGTGATCGAGCAGCTTTCGCGTTTCCTCGGCGGTGTGGCCGCGAGAGCGGAACTTCCTTCCCGCAATGTCGATTTCTACTTCGCTCATGCCCATCAGGCTCATCATGGCCTGCGCGACTTCTCGCACCGGCCCGGCAATTTGCAAGATGGCCTGAGCCCAGCCTCCCTCAGAGTTGGCAACCTCGTACAGTTCCTGGACCTCACATCCATGGATGGAGATCACTTCCGGCGCAGGTAGATCACAGCCGCTGGCCGCGAGGATGATCGTGATTTCTTCCATGAGTTTTTCACTTTGGCTCGTCTACGCCTACCAACCGGCAGTCGTGGACGGAGAGGTTTAGAGAAAAGTCGCCCCACAGATTGCCGTAACGAGTGCTCACGAGACGCCCCTCGATTTCCGCCGAGGTTCCCTGCTTCATGGCCGAGAGTAGCGGCCGCCACTTTTCATCGAAGCCAGCAAACACTCTGATTTTGTGCCCTTCGTTGTTCTTGATTTCTGCGAAGAAGGTCAGCTTTGGCCAATCAGCCACCTCCAGCATTTTCAGCGTCATTCGGAACGTCGGGTTCTTCACAGCCAGGCTGGTGGCCAGGCTCTCGTTGGCCAGTTTTCTCTGTGCAGTCGTCCATTTGGTCGGCTTGATCTTCCCCAAGTCTGAGGGCACGCCATCGAGGATCTGGCGGTAATTCGTTATGGGCTGTTGCTCCGTTGCCTTCAGGCCTGGAGGAGCCGCAAGGCACGAGGCTGCGCTCAGGACGAGACACAGTGGGAGCAGGATCGTGATTTCAGGATTGGAGTTCATTACGGCAGGTTGATCAGAGCATTTTCTTCGAACCATGAGCGCTGACGCCGCGCGTTCCCGAGCTGCCAATCGACAAACGTGGACTTCTTCCTGTAGGGAAGCGGATCGCCCGCCAAGTGTGTTCCAGACCGTACATGCAGACGATTGAACCGGATCTTCTTGCGGAGGACCAAGGTCAGATCTACCCCAGCGCCGCTGGCGCCGAACGTGGACTGAAGGATTCTGAGCGGAGGCTTTGACACGGCTTCCAATTCGGTACGTACCAGGGCCGCGCCGGCCGCATCATTCGCCTCAAGCAGTTTTGCCTCGAGCTTGCGAAGCTCGCCTGCACACCACGCCAGCGCTGTTCGGCTGGCCCGTTCATAGGCTCGCTCATATTCCGACCGGAGCTTGCGAAGACGGGTCAACCGCGAAGAGTTTTTTCCGTCTGGAATTTTCAAAGGCGCGAGACCAAGAATCGCAATTGGGGAATCCGCCTCACTCGTGGCGGCATCTGCGGAGTAGACGTCCTTCGCCGCCAATGCCTCCTTCGCGAGGTCGTGGAGGTCCTTTCGATATTTGATGGTGTCTGGTTCGAGAGTCTTCGCCCGAAGCACTTCAAATTCAGAGGCAATTTTGTCCAAGGCAGCACTTGTCGAATCGGTTTGGGCCGCAAAGCAGAACGCTGCGCTAAGGAGGAGCCACAAGGGGAGGATGGGTAGTTTCATTTCTTGGATCGGTTCTCAAAGTATTTTCCTAGGCGAATCGCGCAGTGCTCTATTGCCAACGCGAACATTCCTACAGATCGAGGGCTTGGATCTGCCAGATTCAACAGGCTACGGCAGTACGTCACGATTTCTGCGATCTCCAACTTCGGATCGATGTTGTCGCTGGGAATGACGGGAAACAGGTCATCGAGCTTCTTCAACATTGCCAGATTTTTGCGGTCGTCCTTCAGCCGCTCAACCGCCTCGGCAGTGGTGACAGGTTCTATGGGATGATTGCCCGTGAGAAGCCATGCCCTTGTGGTGTTTAACGCAACGCAAAGATCCTCCAGCATTCTGCCGCGTGGTTTGGAACCGTTAATCCAGCGAAGTACGGTACTCTGATGCGTCCGCAGTTCCCTAGCGAGAGCAGATTGAGTGTACCCGAGTTCAGCCATCCTTGATTGGAGGCGTGAGGAAAAATCTTCCATAAAAAGTGATTTTCAACTTGCGTTGCGCTTGCGTTGCGAATACTGTGCGCGCACAACGCACACTATGATGTCGCGAAAGCAAACCACCGTCAATCCGTCATTCAGGTCCGCCGCCAAGCAGCTGGGGGTCGATCGCACACACCTCTCGCGTGTAGTCCGAGGAGTTCGGACATCCAGAAGGCTTCTGCAGCGCTACAAAGCCCTTGTGAAAGGAGGTGCCCGATGAGCGCGCCGAAACTGATCAAGGTCCGGCGCGAGCAGCTGGAGCCGCATCCGCTGACTTCTGCCCTCCCTACAACGTCGGCAGTCATTCGCGAACTGGAATCCAGGCCTTCCAAGGATGAATCGCAGTCGAAGATGGATTTCCTGAAGGACCAGGCCAGCGCATTCAAGGCGGACTTCGCCGAAACGGGGATCGTGGAACCGCTGGATGTCTGCCCACATCCTGAAGAGAAGGGCAAGTTTTATGTTCTCGATGGCCGTCACCGAGTGGAATTCAGTGATGCGGATGAATTCCAAGCAAGACTCCATGCCGTTACCTCGGCCAAGGAGGTGATCCTCAGCAAGGTCTTGCAGCGTCGCTCGGTAAAGCAGGGGGCACGCGCATGGTTTTTGATCTGCATGTTCCCCGAGTTGGCCGACACGGAGAGCCGATTGGGGGGTACCCCCTACGAAACGGAGGGGGTATCGCTCACAGCCGCCTCCAAACGTTACGGCATCAGAATCGGCGACCTCTGTGAAGCCGCGAAAACATACCGAGCAGCCAAGGAAGCTAACCTGATTGATTGGGCGAGCTGCTCCGTGATGGCTGCGACGCCGTTGGCAAATATTCGTCGAGGGCTGGCGTCCAAAACCTCACTCAAGGAGACCAAGAACAAACGGCGCCCTGTGAATTACGCCACCTTGCTCGATACAGCGTCCACCTCCTTCTGTGAGGCTTTCAAGAAATGGGATAAACTCGACTCGGAGGAACGCAAGGCTGCGAAAGTGAGCTGGCTGAAGGCGCGCAAAAGGCTGCCTGATGAAATCCGGAAAGCAGAGGAGGCCACGCAATGAAGACCGTTCTCTGGCTCCAATGGCGGGGCGGCCGGCCGCACTGGTACATACTCACCAGCCGGAGTGACTATGCAGGGTTTTATCGGTTTTCCATGCGCGGCCTGGACAACAGGATCCGTCGTGCAAGACGAGGATTTACGCTGGCAGGCGCAGTAGCAGATCAAACTCCCTATTCGGATTCAACTCTTCGTTATTGGGATTCTGAGGATTATCTCTTGGCAAATTATCCCAACAGTTCGTCGCGAGTATGTATCGCAAGCGCGCCCAGTTGTCCCAAATCGAGCCGTTGTGATCGTGATTTCAGATCGAAGGTTTCACGGTCTCTGGTACGTGGCTTCTGGCTGCCTGAACCAGTCCGCTGCAGAGGCTTGGAACAACTTATTCCCTACCGTGTGACCCAAGGAGGTGGAAAGTGAACGCCTCCCCGCCCACCCGGCGCGACCAGCGCCTCCGCGCGATCGCGCGGCGGATCATCCGACACGGTTACACCGCAGAGGAAGTGGCGACGTGTCTGGCGCGCGCGGCGCTGGAATACACCGAAGGATATATCGGCGAGGCGGCTCGGCAGTTGGGACTGCCGGCGGCGTCGATCGAGCCATGCCTGAGCGCCACGCGGGCCGCGGCTGGGATTGAGGAAGGAAGCGCTGCGGCGGCCAGCGGCCCGTGGGACGCCGGCACGGCGCCATGGCCTGAAACCCCGGATCACGACTGAGACATTTACCTATGGCCTGGAAATCCAAATTCGAGAAAGAGGCGGCGGTCCGACGCGTACAAGCACTGATGGACGCGGGTGGCCTCTCCCAGAATCAGGCCTGTGCGCAAGCGGGCGTGTCTGTCGCCAATTTCGTGCGCTGGTCGACCGCGATGCAAACCGCTGGTCTGGATGGATTGGCGCCTGCCAAGCCGACCGGCCGGCCGCGCTCCTTTGACCTGACGGAAGAAGAGACGCATGCACTACGCGGCCTGACGGCGACGTTCGACAGTGTCCGCTATGCCATCGAGCAGTTTCCGAGGCACGAAGCGTGCGGGCCGCAGACGCGCGAGAAGATTCTGGAAATCCTCGATCGAGCGGCGCGGGCAGGCCGGGAGCCACACTTCCCCCGAGCCTTGTGCCGGGCAGCGTTCGTCACGGCCGACGAGAAGGCGCGACTCCGCGGCCAACGCCATGCCCAGGCGAGGGAATTCACACCCCGCAAGGGCATGTGGTTCGAAGGGCCGGATGGCGAGCAGATCCCGATCCTGGCCCACACGGCCTGGATGATGGACGACTACTCGACCAACGAGCCATACATCGTGGGCGCCGAGGATGGGACGATGCGGCTGTGCCGGCAGTATCTCATGAGCCTGGACGTCTACTCGGGTGCCTGGATCGGGAGCGAAGCGATCGGGCGGGAGCGAGACGCATACCGAGGTGAAGACATCCTGCGGTTCATCCTCCGGAACATCGATGGCCAGGGAACCATGCCGCGCTTCCTCCTCCTGGAGCGGGGCCGTTGGGATAGCCAGGCCGTGCACGGGTTGCCGCTGACGGCCGATCACGACGGCCCGCGCTGGGGTGGGCTCGATGATTTGATCCACATCATCCACGGCTACACCCCGCGCCACAAGGCGGCGCTGGAATCGAATCTGTCGATGCTTCAGCGGGCACTGGCTCACAGCGGCCGGGAAATTGGCCGGCATCGGGGAGAATTCGAAGACGCGACGAAGGCCTACCTCGCCGTCCAGGCCGGCCGATTGGATCCTCACAAGGCCGGCTTCTTGAGCCTGGCCGACAGCTCGGAGCTGCACTGGCAGGCCTGTCAGCAGCTCAACGCTCGGCCGAAGGCCCGGGTCAACTTTGAGCACCAGACTGTCCCCAACGACCTTCTGCAGCAGGCGGAAGCCCCTAGGCCTTTGGCCGCGGAGGAGCGCTGGCGGTTCTTCCCAGCGAAGATGACTGGTACGGTGCGCGGAGGATTTGTAGAGAAGAGCCTGCCGCATTGGCCGCGGATGTTTCGGTTCCAGGTCAACGGGGTGCTCGACGGGCTGTACCTCGACAACGGGTATGCGGTCCTGGTGGCCTTCGATCCGGCCCAACCGCACCTGGGCGCCATGATCGCCAATGCCGAAACCGGGACGCGCAATCGCGCCGGATGGGCACTGGGCCAGAACCTGATCCTCGCCCCCGTCGCGACCGAGGTGCCGCAGTTTACGCTTCGCTCAGGCGGCGCGGCCGAGGGCTCGAAGCGGAAGGCGAATGCCACGGCCCGAACCTCGTTTGCCGCGGTGCGCCCGCATGTTCGTGGGATGCGCGTGGCCGCCAGCTTCGATGGCGAAGGCCGCAGCGCCACCATCCAGACGGGTACGGCGCCTGCCTCGTGCGTGGCCCCGGCCGAAGTGATTCAAGGCGCGGCCGTCATCCGGCCTGGCCGAGGCGTGACCCCGGCCGCGCCCCCTGCGCGCCGTGCCGTCCGAGACCTCAACAACATGTCCCGCGCCGAACTCATCGCCGCCCTGGCTCGGGCCCAGGAGACCGAGGAAGCCCTTCACTGATCATCAATCCAACGACCCAGCCCAATGTCCACCGCAACCATCCTCGAACCTCCCGCTGCTCCGCCTCGACGGGCGGCCGTGGTCGTCACCAGCGACCAGTGGGAGCCGCAGATCCTCGCCGCAGTATTCCAGCGCGGCCGCATCGTCATAGATACCACCGCCGCGGGCCGCCTCATGTACATCTGGCCGGTGAATGAATTCCAGGCCGTGGCGCCCCAGGAGGGGGCGCGGGTCTGGTGCCTCTTCGATCCCATCACCGCGGAGGAGATCATGGTGTTTGCTGCGCCAGCCGGGCACGAGGAGCCGGTGTTTCTGGGCGTGGCCGAGGTGGACTTCGCCGATGAAGAGGAGGTGGCGTCATGATCACCTCCATGAATGACGAGGCGCCCTTCGTCTTGGCCACGGCGAATGCCACGCTGCGCACGCTGCCGGACGATTTCCGGGATCACAAAAACGCCGCCGCGAATGCCCTGGGCTGGCTGAATGACTATGCCGACCAGGACGGCCTGGATGATACCGTGATCGACAGCCTGGCCGGCCAGGTCATCGCGATCGCGCTCCATGCCCGGGCGCGGGCGCTGCAACGGCGGGCGGACTTAACCGAGGGGGGCAACGGGATATGAAATCGCGCCGCTCCTACGTGGAACTCGACTGGCTGCTCAAGCAGACCGCCAGCCAGTTCCTGGTGAAGCCAACGGAATTGCGGAATGCAGGCCGCCATGCCTGGCGCGTGGCTGCTCGGGACGCGTTCTGCCTGGTCGCTGCCATGTTCAGATTGGGCAGCCAACGGGACATCGCAGATTTCCTTGGCTGTGATCCTTCCACCATCAGCGACGGGATCAAGCGAGGGAGGGACATGTATGCCCAGGCGCCCCTTGATCTGGTCACCCTGGCGGTCCGCTCTCTGAGCGACCTGACCTCACGCGCCAAGATCTACGGAACGGGGTCATTCAGCAGGTTCCCGGAAAACCCGCTTAAAACGCCGCCTAAGGCGGTGATCGCGCCGCCCCGCGGTGGTCCTACTCGCCGACCCCCATCCCGGGCTTCTAACCCGCGGCCTATCGCGGCCTGCCGCGACTCTTCGCGCCCGCTGACATCTTCATCCCCCAAATAGTACCGAAACCCGAAAAACCTACCCGAATCCCAATTCAAAAACCCATACCATGAGCAACCGCATAAAACAAGCCCAGGCGACCGCGCGCCGCTCCGCCACCACCTTCCTCGAACACAGCGTGCCGAACGGCGATTTGGATCTGGATGACGCCCTGCTCGATGACGGCTCGACCCCACCGGTCGTAACGGATGCCGAGGCGCTGCAGGCCGTGGCGCAACAGATCCGCAAGTACCAGCAGAGCCAGACGCCGCCGCTGAGCGATGCGAAACTCATCCAGAGGTTTCCCAGCCTCGGGTCGGCGAAGACGTTCCGGCGGATCCGGGAAGGCAAGGCTCAGGATCCTTCGACTGGCGGCCTTCTGGACATCGCTCAATGGCTGAACCGGTACAAGGCCGTGATGGGTCAGATCCGGAAGAAGCAGTTGGGCAATGGCGCCGAGACAATCTATGCGGACTTTTCGAACGCGCTCCGCGTGCAGGCGGCCTTTGCCGACCTCTGGCGCTCCGAAGATCTGAGCTCGGTGGTGCTGGTGGAGGGAGCGAGCGGAAGCGGAAAGACGCAGGTGTTGAAACTCGTGGCGGCGTCCGGCGACGGCACGGTGTGTTGGACCGAGGCCACCGAGAGCTGGGAGAGCCTCTGCACGGCGCTGGGCGATCTGCTCCACGCCCTGGACGAATACGCGATCCCAAACAGCATGTCCCTGCGGCTGCAGCGCCTGACCGAAGTGTTGCGCGGCCAGGACCGGATCATCTTCATCGATGAGGGAGAGCAGATCACGCCACGGGTGTTGAACGTAATAAAAACCCTCGTGAATCGCACCAGCGTGAAATTCATGATCGGGGCGAACCCGACGCGCAAGTGGAGCCGATTGCTGGCGACCGAGGAGGGAAGCCAGATCCTGCACAACCGACTGTGCTGCCGGGTGATTCTTCCGGCCATGGATGCCGAGCATGTGGGCCTCTACATCCTCCGCCGCCTCGGCCTCTCGCTGGAAGGCCGGGAATGGGAGACCGCATTTGGCGCAGTGGCCGGGATCGCCCGCCACAACGGGCATGGCGCATTCCTCCGAAAGCTGGTGTCCCGCCTTCGCGCCGCCCTGGCGGAGGATCCGGACGCGCTGAGCAGCCCGCAATGCCTCAGCGACCACGCCGCCCTGGTCCGCAGCGGGGTCAAGGGCCGATCGGGCGCGGACGTCTAGCCCCAGAACCCCGAATCCATCCATCCCCACCACCCATCATGAGCAAACGAATCAAAACCACGGAGGAGCAAGACATCCAAATCATCATCCCGCAGTCACGGGACGAGGCCGTCGCCAGCGTGCGCGTGATCGTCCAGGCCCAACTGGAGACCGAGCGACTGGTCGCCGAGCGCGACAAGGCGATCGCGAAGATCAGCGAAGGCTACCACGGCGACATCGAAGGCCACGGCAAAGTGATCGAGTCGCGGTTGGCCGGCCTGAAGGTCTGGTCGAAGGCGAACGCGGCCGAGTTCGGGAAGCTGAAGTCGACCACGCTCGACGGGCATGCGGTCGGATTTCGCGACAGCCGGGAAACGAAGCCGGCGCGCGGCTGGACCTGGAAGACCATCCTGGAAGGGCTCCTCAAGCGTCCCGAGCTCGACCGCTTCATCCGCCGGAAACAGGAGCCGAACAAGGAACAGATGCTGGCCGAGCGCGATGACACCGCGCTGCTGGAATCCATCGGCGTCCGGATCGTGCCGAAGGAAACGTTTTTTCTCAAACCGAACCGCGAGGGCCAAGACGCCCCTGAGCTGACGCTCTGAGCGGTAGCCCTCACCCACCCAAAATCCACCCCTGTCCACCGCTACCATGTCCACCGCTGGAAACACCCACCCCGAAAACACGATCACCGCATCAACCTCACCCCCGGCGTCCCCGCTAGGGCTGGCGGCGATGCTCGCCATGACTCCGCCTGTACTGAGCGCCGTCGCGCGAGATGCGCTGCGCGAACTGCAGGTGGCCCGTATGAGCCCCACCTGGCAGCCGGCCCGCCGCGATTGGAATCTGGCCCACTTCATCAGCCGATTCGGCACCCTGCTGAGCAGCGTACACCCGCGCCGATTCCCCGACGCCGCGGCTTCGGCCCAGCGCTGCCTGGTGCTGATCCGGCTCATGTCCGCTCCCGGGGCCACGGCCGAGCAGGATGCGCTCTGGCTGAAGGCCAGGGAGGAGCTGGGGTGCCACTTCAAACCTGGCTGGCCGGAATCGGTGACGATGCTGGCCACGGCCCTGGGCGCCGCACTGGAAGAGCCAATCATGCGCCGGATCTGCGCCGTCGACCATCTCGCCGAGCTGCTCCTGGCCACGGCCAAGTGCTGGCCCACGTCCCCTGTGCCTCCGCCATTGTTTCTCTCAACCCGGGAGGTCGCATGAGAGCGTTCTGCTTCCGCAATGGAGTGATCGGGTTCGCTCGCCGCACACCAGAGGGCGCCATCCCCATCGCCAAGGGGTCACCCAAAAGACTGCGCCGAATCATCGGGACGGCAGCGCGGCATGGATACGAACCAGGCGTCCTGCTGGTGCCGGGCATTCCCGAGGCCGCCTCTGAGGATGAGGCGCTGAAGGCGCTCCGATTCTTTGTCGCCCAAATCCGAACTCGCTCAGCCGAATGAAACCGCTCACCCGAAAACAGAAGGCCGTCATTTGCGACCTGGCCAACCAGGCATTCACCGCCCAGGAGAAATGGGGCCAGGTCAGTGTGCCGAGCGGCGTGTCACGGTCCCGCGTTATTGAGGCATGGCGGCGTACGAAGCAGATCGAGGAGGTCGGGCTGTCGAGCCTGACCGCCTGCGACCAGCGGCATTACAACGCCCTGGTCACGGTTTTCGCCCACCTGGCTGGCCGGTCGGCCGATGCGTTCCGGAGCTCGATGCGAGAGGATGCTCCCGGGCAACCCGCCGGCGAGGCCGAATCGATTCGTCAGGCGCTTTGGCAACTGAAGTGCAACTGCGAGAGGTTCGACTACGCGTACCCGCAGTGGCCGCTCTCGATCGCTCGGGACAAGTTCCGCGTGCATGCGCTGGAGGAGCTTTCGCCGAAGCAGCTCTGGCAGGTCGTCTTCACGGTGCGCACCCGCGGGTTCGCCAAGCTCAGAAAGGGGGTGGCGGCATGAGCATGCTCGACGTCGACTGGCAGATGCAGCAGATCAGCGCGGTCCAGGCGGAACCTGATAAGGCAATCGCCTCGCTGAGCGGAACCATCGAAGTGGCATTGACCCTCGGCTTCTCGGAGGAGGCCTGGCAACGGCTTGAAACGTACCTCGCGGACGACGGGTCCGGGACGGAGCTGGAACGCGAAGTCCAGGCCGCCTTGCTCGCTTGGCTGCGAGCTGAGCGGCGCCTCGGCATGGTCCGAGAGGCCGCGCTGCGTGGCGATCTGGACCAACGGAAGGAGGACGACCACAATGGCTGATCTGACCGCCAAGATCGTCCCGGACAATACCGTCGTGACTGTGCCGCGCGCCCAGGCCACGGAGGTGGAGCCGAACACGTACTTGGTGGCCCAGCCTCCGGGCATGCCGCCCATGACCGGCCGCCACGCCTGGCGGCGGCGGGAGGACGGCGCCTACGAGCCGGTGCTGGAGCTGCGCAGCGCGCTCATCCCGCTGAGCGAATGGAACCCGAAGCGGTACGGGTGCTCGAAACAAACGATCTACCGCCTGGTCATCGGAGGATTTGTGCGGGGCGACATGCCCGGCCCCGGCACGCTGGTGATCGATCTCGACTCCTTCTACCGGCACCTCGACGCGGTCAGGAACGAACCGCTGTTCTGGAACGAGGAGCGGCTGGCGCAATACGCCGCGGCGCGGCTGCTCCACAACAAGGGCCTGGGCGGACTGGGCCACCGGCGCCGGAAGGTAGACCGCGACCTGGTCGTGGAAGCCGTGAAGCGGATTTTGGCCAGCCCGGGCACGCTCAATCAACTGCCCAGCGTGCAGCCGCCACCGGCGGAACCGCGCCCTGCCAAACCGCGGCAGGTGTTCGATCACCCTGAACTTTTCCCCATCCCCACACCATCCAAATGAATTCTGCGCAAACCTCTCAACCAACCGCGCCCAAGGCGCATCAGGTGACCATCATCGCCTGCACTGGACTGGCCGATATTCCGGAAGCGGTAATCTGCGAGGCCTTGCGACGCATTCCGCAGTGGGCAGACCTGCCTTCGCGGAAGTGCGTGATCGCCTGTACGAAGCTCACCCTGGCCGCCGAAAGAGCGCTGCTGGAGGACGAGGACGTCAAGCGCGAGAAGCCGAGGCTTTTGGTGCATCTGATCAAGGGGCTCCGCAAGCTCGGTTGTCAGAGATCAGGGAGCGGTGAGACCACGAGCGACTACCCGATTCACGATCCAAACGCGAATTGACCATGCCCAAACTGATCTGCTCCGATCCGCTGCAGATGGAACTCTTCGAGGTTCCGTCCCGTGGTCAGCGCGGTGACAACCTCACCTACCGGATCACCGCCAAGGGCAAAGTCCTCTACGATATTCCCCGCGGCTATGCGGCGCCCCCTGGCTCCGGTCCGGCCGGCGAAACGTGCCGCTCGTGTGCGCACCGCCGCATCCTGAATACGTACGGCCACAACTGGCACAAGTGCGGTCTGCTGGAGCACCGATGGACCCGCGGCCCGGGTACCGACATCCGCCTGAAATCACCGGCGTGCCTGCACTGGGCGCCGAAACCCACACCCCAACCATAAGATCCAAACTCTGACCATGAACTTTAAAATCAAGATTGATCAAGACAGCCTCGAATTTCGGAATCTTTCTAAAGCGGCTCAGGACTTTGTTGTCCGTGCCTCTCTGGGTGAGTTCGACGAAACGGGACCGCCGCAGGTTTCGCCAGAGGTGCGAGCGGAAATAGCGAAATGGGCTCTCTCACCCTCGCCGTGGACTATTCACAGATTAGATCAAGAAACGGCCCCAGAAATGAGCGGCCCTGACAATCAGCCGCATCCCATCAGCGCCCCATTCATTTCAGCCACCGCTCTACTGGAAAGGGAAATCGCCGCCGAGGAGTTGGTGCACGGACCGGGTAACGTGCCACGGTCTCATTGGCAGTCCATGGCCAAACATCTTGCCAGCCGGCTTGCCGAGGCAGAGCAGAAGCTCGTGGCTGCTGGTTACTCTTGGGATGTGGAAGCCGGCAAGTTTATCCGCCGAGATGGGCTAGAAATGGACTTTCCGACGTCCTTGATTCTCCAATGCGTGAAAATAGAGTTGTTGCGAGCTCGTCAAAAATTTCCCTCCTCCGAGTACAGCATGACCGCGCTGATGGAGGAGGTCGGAGAGCTTGCCAAAGCATTGCTGGATGAACCGTTGCAGCGCGTACAAGCCGAAGCCGTCCAAGTCGCGGTCATGGCGATTCGAGTGGCAACAGAAGGAGACTCTTCATTCTCCAATATTCGAGCCCGAAATGGGCTCCAATAACCATGGCCGATTTCCTCTTCGATCCAGTACCTGCCGAGACGGCGATCGCGTTTGTGAAGCGGCGCCTGCCGATGAAGCGGGCGACGTACGAAGGCCTGCTGCCGGAGCTGCAGGGTGCGGCGTTCACGGTGGCGGGGATAGAGCGGTTGGACGTACTGCAGCAGCTGCTCGACATGGTGGCTGAGGTGCCGGCCGGTGAGGACTTGGACCAGGTCAAGAAGCGGGTGAAGGAAATCCTGCTCGACCACATCCGGCCGCCGCGTGATGGCGAGCCGACGCTCTTCGCGGACTTCACTGCGGAAGAGCTGGCCGAGCATGCGCGCAAGCTGGAGAACCGGGCGAAATTCATCACGCGGTCGCTGACGACGAAGGCTTACGCGCATACCGCCTACGCGGACCTGCAGGCCGCGGGCGATGCGCTGCCGTACTGGCAGTACCTGACGGTCGGTGACGAACATGTGCGAGACACGCACCGTGCGCTCGACGGGGTGATCCTGCCGAAGGACGATCCGTTTTGGCAGAAGCACTTTCCGCCATGGGAGTTCGGCTGCCGCTGCCAGGTGGTGGGGGTGCCTGGACCCGAGGTGGAGGAGATGCGTGCGGCGGAGGCGGAGAAGCCCGACGAGGAGAAGCTGGTGCTCACGCCGGAGCAGATCGAGCGGCTGCACAATGAAAACCGGCTGTGGCGGGTGGTGGGCGGAAACAAGATGGACGCCATCCTCACGCCTCCGGATGAAAAGGGGAAGGGGCTGGCCTGGAAGTTCGACCCGGCCGATCTGCGGCCGGACATCGTCGAACTCAAGGCCCGGTACCGGCCGGAGGTCTGGAAGGCATGGGAAAAGTGGGCGAAGGCGACACCCGTCGACCCGCTGGGCAAGGACGCTCGCTCGGTCTGGGACTGGGCCTCGGCGAAGAAGCCGCGCTCACCGCGGAAGGCGAAGGCAGGGCTCCCGAAGCCGCGTGCCGCCAATCTTACGGAGGCGCTGGTGCGCGCCGGGATCTCGCGCACAGGGTTGGCCACCCTGGGCAAGATCCAAGCGTTGCGAGCGGCGCTGAAACACCAGAGCCCAACCACGATCGATGCCTCCATCCGGGGGGTGAAGGTGGAAGGCGGGCAATATGCGCGCTCGCTGGAGGCGAGCTGGAGAGCGCACGTGAACGACTTTCTGCAGTACGTGGATCCGGAACTGGTGAAAAACCTGCCTCCTCTGGACCTGGTGATAACAGCGAAGCTGAATGCGCTGGGCCAGTACAGCCCCACGGCCCGCAAAGTCACACTGAATGCGACCCACCTGGCTCCTGGACAGATGGCCCGGGATACAGTCTTTCACGAATTCACACACTGGCTGCACATGCACGCACCCGAACCGAAGAGGAAGGCGCTGGCGGCGTGGTTCGCCACCCAGACGGCCGGCCAGCGTGTCCAGCGTCTTCGCGATGGCGGGGACGGGATTCCCGACGATCTTCTCACCCCGGCCAGGGGCGACTATGCCGGGCGGATCTACCCCTTCGAAGGCGGGGCTCCGCAGGGGCTGGAAGTGCCCACCACGCGGTTGGAGGTGCTCTCGCGTTCTGACGAGGAGCTGCTCGACCATTGGAACTTCATCTCCCCGACGACCGGCCGTTACGCCTGGCGCGAGTCATTCCTCGAAACCTTGAACCTGCTCTTCCCATGAGAACTCTGACCATCATCTTCCAATTCCCGGACGGCGCGGAAGCCCGGGCCGTGCACAGCGTGGATTTTCCCGGCCAGGAGGTGCTGGCCCAGTGGTCGGGGGCGACTGATCGCCTGCCGCCGGACCTGATCGCCAAGGCCCGCACTCAGGATGGCCTGGCCGCGCGCTGCTCGGCGGAAGCGCGGACGATCGGGATCGTCCTTTCGATCGAGGTTGAGGGCGGATACAAATTCGCAGACTGAGTATGGCTGACGGCTTCCAAATTCGCGTGACAAGCCGGGATGGAATATCGCCCAGGTTGAAGCGTGCAGCGGCGGCAGCGAAATCGCCGAAGCTCATGCACGCGATCGGGACCGGGCTGGTGGGGCAGACGAAGCGCGCCTTCAACCAGCCGGCGCTGAGGCCGGCGCCGTGGAAGGCAAAGAAGGACGGGAGCCCGGCCACGCTGAAGAGCCGCGAAGCCACGCTGTGGCGCTCGATCCGCGTGGTGAAGGCCGAGGCGAAGCGGGTGCGCATCGGAAGCGATCGGCCGTACGCAGCGATCCACCAGCTCGGGGGAAAATCGCGGCCGATGCCGGCGCGGCCGTACTTCCCATTTTACGCGAGTGGACAATTGACGCCCGGCGGAGCAAAGTTGGTGGGGCAGGTGATCGAGACGGTGCTGAAGTTGTAGACTCCCCCTGCGGCCTCGGGCTCCCATTAAACGGAACGAAGAAATTCCGTGGTCTACTGGCGGCCGATGTCCACCCCGGCCACGAAGACCAGAACCCGACCCACCTCAGCCGCCGCGCCACCCGAGCCGGCTGCTATCTGCTTCGGGCCGCGGGTGGCATTTTCTGCTTCGGCCGGTGCTGGCAATGATGCGCTGCCTCAACGCATCCTGATCGCCAAGTGGGGTGAGAATGCCGGCCGAACCAGTGGCGCGAAACTCAAGGTGAACGAGGTCACGGCCGCGGCGCTGCCTCGGGTGATGGATCGTCTGGGCCTGGACTTGGTCCCGCTCGACTTCGAGCATCAGAGCCACAAAGGGCATGCGAACTATGTGCCGCCGCCGCAGCTCGATGTGGCTGGTCACGGCACCGTGGAGGTGGTGGCGGGTGAGGGCATTTATTTCAACGTCCGCAGCTACACGCCGGTCGGCCAGGCGAAGGCGGTCAATTACCCGGATGTCTCGGGAGTCTTCATTCCGGACGCCGAGGGAAACGTGCTCGCCGTCTCAAGCGTGGCGCTGACCTTGCAAGGCGACATCCAGGGTGCCCACTTCAGCCAGGCCCAGGCATTCTCAGCCTGGCTGGCGCTGCATACCGGTCAGCCGGCCGCCGCGATCACCATGGACGAGACGCTCATGGGTCAGCTGCGAGAGCTGCTCGACCTGAGCGATGATTCATCGGCCAAGGACGTCAGCGAGGCGCTGGAGGAGGTCCTGGCTGCGCAGCGCAAACCGGTCGCTCCGAAGCCGGATGGAAAAGCCGTGAAGGAGGCCAGCGAAGTCAACGAGTCCGCCGCGCCGGAAACCAAAGATCCCACAACCCAACCTGATACCGCCATGTCGAAAGAGACCACGCCCGCTCCCGCCGCTGCCCCTGCTTCGGGCGGCTCCCTGGAACAGAAGATCGATAAGGTCATCGATCTGCTGAGCAGCCAGCACACCGCCGCCCAAGCGGCCAGCGCCACCGCCGCCCACAACACCGCCGTGGATGCCGTCTTTGCCAGTGCCACGCAGGCCGGCAAAGTGATTCCAGCTGGGCTGAAGCGAAAGGACGACAAGGGCCAATACGTTTTCGCCGCCGCCGATGTGGAAGAGGTACTGAAGGAACTGCCCGGCGGCCAGGTGCCGACGGAACACCGGACGCCGGAAACGGTCATGGCCGGGGTTTCCGCGACGGCCAGCCAGCCCGCAGAGGACTTCGTGCGCGTGTCCCTCGGAATCGATCCGGACGCCTGGAAGAAGGGAGGCATCCCATGCTCCGCGGCCCGGACGTCGGAAAAGGCCGTCGTGGCCTGAATCATCCAAACCACCCACCCAATAACACGATCATACCATGCCCAGCACAGCTGAATTCAGCCCACTCCAACGCGGAGCTTCGTTCATCGAATTCGCGGTCCCGGTAAAGACCGGAGTCAAGATCTACGCCGGCACGCTGGTCGGGGTGGATGCGTCAGGTTATCTGGTACCGGCGAGCGCCGCGACCACCAAGGCACGCGCCGTCGCCCAGGAAACTGTCGACAACGTGGCGGGCGCCAGCGGCGCCAAATCCGCGCTCGTCCGGACGGAGGGTTTCTGGCGGGTGCTCAACTCGACCGCCAACCCCGCGCTCATCACTCATGTGGGCGCGACCCTCAAAATCGCCACCGGGCTGGATGAAACGGTGACCTTCTCCGGATCGGGCGCGGCCAGCGCGATCGACGCCGGTGTGCTCGCCCAACTCGAAGTCGATGCCGGGGTCTCCTACTGCTGGATCAAGATCACCTGGTAATCCGCCCCGAATCACCCTCGCAACACTTCACACCTCACTTTTCCCATGATCGTCAACAAAGGCAACGTCGAAGCCATCTTCAAGGGCTACTCCATTCTCTTCGCCCAGGAATACCAAGGCGGCGGGGATCCGCTCTGGCCACAAATCGCCAAGAAGGTCACCAGTACCTCGATCGCCGAGGAACACGACTTCCTGAACTCCTTCCCGAAGATGCGGGAGCTGCTCGGCCAGGCTGTGGTACAGAATCTGCGCGCCTCGAAATTCATCATCACCAACCGGGAATGGGAGAGCACCATCGAACTACCGGAACGGGACGTCCGCACCGACCGGATGGGCCTGTACGCGCCCCGCGCTGAAATGATGGGCCGCTCGGCGCGTCAACACCCCGACGAACTGATCGCTCAACTGCTCAAGGACGGCTTCACCACCGGCCTGGACTACACGGGTACGGCCTTCTTCTCCGCGAACAAGGCGAGCTACCCGGGTGCGACGACGTTCACGAACTTCGGCACAGGCCAACTCAGCGTGGCCCGATTCGAGACTGCCCGTGCCAACCTGAAGGGTCGCCTGAACGACGTCGGCCAGCCGCTCGGGCTCGGTCAGGATCTGGTGCTGGTGGTGTCGCCCAAGTGGGAGGCCATGGCGCGCAAGATCGTGGTGGCCGAAACCGTCAACGGCGGGGAAACCAACGTCAACAAGGGCACCGCTCGCGTGGTGGTGTGGCCGCAACTGGGCGCACAGGGAATGGAGGACTACTGGTTCCTGATGGAGGCGGGCTGGCCGGTGAAGCCGTTCGTCTTCCAGGAGGAGCAGGCTCCGGCCTACAACCAGGTGACCGATCCGAGCGACAGCTTCGTGGTGCTGAACCACAAGTTCCTCTTCCAGGTCTACGCCTCCTACAACGCCGGGTACCAACTGCCACAGCTGATCTGGGGTTCCAACGGCACCGTCGCCTGACGTCTTCTCTGCCTCCGCCGGCTGCCGGTGTTTTCACGGGGGTTTACCCCGGCACCGGCGGAGGTCGGGAGCGCTCCGCCCATCACCATTCCACCGTCATGATTCCAGCCATCACTCACCCAGCAGGCGAATTGGTCATCCGCAAACTCAACGAGGCCGCCGCCAACCTGGGCTCCTTCGCCGCTCAGCTCGACGGCCATGCCCGCACGCTCCTCACGGAACGCGACAGCCTGACCGGCCTGGACGGCTTCCGCACCGCATTCGGCGAGCAGGCGGAGGAGGTGCTCGACGCCATCCGGGGCTTTCGCCGGCTCTACGGTTTCCTGGCTGGCCACGATGTGCCGCCTCTGCAGGGGATGCCGGAGCTCGCGCTTCCCGAGCTTGAAACGACTATACCACCAACCGACAAACCGCCGGTTGTCGATGGGGCTGCACCAGAAGCCCCATCGGCACCGGTGGTTGAAGAGACGCCGGCTCCGCCGGTGCCAAGCGACCCTCCAAGTGAGGCCGCAACCGCAAGTAGCCGCGGCGTAGCCCGAACCAATCATCACCCGTCATGGCTCTGATCGATACCGTCAACATCGAGCTCAACGCGATCGCCTCGCAGGTGCTTTCCGGCTTGGGGAATGGCGATGCGGTGATCCGGCACTCGCTCTTGAAGCGGGATGATGTGGTCATCGCCCACTTCGCCGAAACTGGCAACGTCGTCGGCGCGGTGAACTACACGCTCTCGGCCGGTCAGCTGCTCCGCGAAGGCTCGGCCATTCCGAAAACCGAGGGTGGCTCCGGTCGGATCTTCACGAAGCTGTACGGCTGGATCCTCAAGGTGGAGCCGGTCAACCCGCTGGACCTTACGGGGAATCCAGTTGGGCTCTCGTATCAATGGGCTGGGACGCTGGTCTCCACCGTCCAGTCACTTCACAACGGACTCTACGTCATGCTCGCGAACGTCCCCTTCACGGATGCGGGCTTTGCTCTCAATCTCGACTTCGGCGGAGCGGGCACGACCAAGAAGCGGGTCACCGGTCTCCTGATCGGCTCGGCAGTGTAACCGCCACCACGACACCCATCGCGCCATGCCCATCAACGAATCCGCGGCCGTCGGCCTGAACATCGATCTGAATCTCACCCGGATGGCCGAGATCGGGTACTCGCTTGGTCGGGGCCGAGGAGCCCTGCAGTTCCAGCGGCTCTTCGAAAACGGCCCGGCAAATTCGGGCCTGAACGTGGCCTCGTTCGTGGAGGCGGCGGGAGTGACCTTCGATCAGTCGGCCGGCAGCCTGCGAAGGAATGCGGTGGCTGCCACTCGCAGCGAGCACGGCGCCGGCAAGACCTTCCACTACCTCCATGGCTTGATCGTGAAGGTCGACAAGATCCTGCCAGCCTCAGCAGCGGCGGGCTCCATCTCCGTGGCCTTCACCGGTGGCACAGTCGGTGGGGGCACAACCAGCACTCCCTTCCTCATCTCTGATGGGGTGCTCGCGATCCTCGACGATGCCCGCCTGTGGACCGGCACCATCACGCTGGGCTGGGCCGGGGTCACCAACAAGCGGGCCAGTGTCATCATCCTCGGTAGCGACAATCCATGACCGAATCGCCGCTCCAACGCTCGCCGGCCGTCGAGCTCTTGCTGGCCTCTACTCCGCCAAGGGTGCAGGACGCACCGGCGCAAGAGGCCGCCTCTGGGCCCAGCACCGGCCCGCTCGCGGCCGTCGCTGCAGCGGCACGCAGCCTGCATCCGGCCTTCGACCTGCCGAGTCCTGCCCGCCAAACGGCCCGCGCCCAGGCGCACCAGATCCGGACCTACCTGCAGCAAGTGGTGACTGCCATCCAAACCGCCCGTACCGCCGTGCCCACCATCCTGGACCTCGCCGCCCAGGACGAGGTGCTGCACCGCGAGCTCGAGCGCGAGGAGATCGACGTGGAACTCGTGCGCGGGTTCCTCGCGCGCGCCACGGAGCTGCTCAACTCGGTCAGTGCCACCCCGAACCAGCCCTGACGATGTACACCACCTTCGACGAAGTCGCGGCCTACCTGCCTGCTCCTTTCCTAAGCGAGGCGACTGACGATGACGGCAATGGTGTGCCCGAAATGTTCCAGGACGTGGCCGATGTGGCGAGCGCCTTCGTCAATGGGAAGCTCTCGACGGCGTACACTGTGCCTCTCGTGGGGCCGCTCATCACGAGCTTCATCCGCTCGGTGACCACGCTGTACGCTGCGAAGGTGTGCTTCGGGCGGCGCGGGATGTCGGAGGCATTCCCGTACCACGAGGAGTTGGCGAACCTGCTCAAGCAGCTCGACTTGGTCGCGACCGGCAAACTGCCCCTCGTGCCTTCGGGTGCGACGGGTGCCGGCACGCCGGCCGGCGCCGGCGGCGCCGTGATCCTGGGCGAGGCGAAAACCCACAGCGCATCGGGGAGGCTTTCGATATGACGAGCTGGCAACTTCTCCGGGCGATGCAAAGCGCCCTGCAACCGGGCATCGAGGCGGACAAGGGCACCTTCGTGGTCGCTCATGATGTGAATCAGTACCTCGACGCGCTGGCCAGCAGTCCGGCCAGGTGGCGCGTCATTCTGGGCTTCGAACGCGAGGAGTCTTTCGGGGATCCCTCCGAACAGCGCGGTGGCCTGGTCTACGGCACCTTCTTCGCCACGGTGCAGATGCACAAGGATTTCAGCATCCGCGCAGGGGATGATTTCGCTGTCTCCCGATCGGGCGAACCGCCCATCCTCATGCGCAGCGAGCAGATCGTGGCGTCGATCCGGGGATTCAGCTTCCCCGCTGAGCGCACCGATGTGGACCACGCCTTCGGATTCCGCCTGGTGAGCCGGGAATGGGTGGAACAAACCGACTCCCAAAAGCAGCTCCACCGTTCGCTGCAAGCCCGCCTGGTGCTGGGCTACACCCTGCCGCCTCCAGTCGAGGCCGAACTCTCTTTCCCCTAATCCACCCTGACCCCAACACCCTATGGCCAATCGTCAATGGCTCACCAACGGCCCCCAGGCCAACGAACCGTACGTCATCGGTACCTGCGAGGTCGGTCTCGACACCTTCGGCGCGGTCGTCAACGCATCGCTCAAACGGGAACACGATGTGATCGAGATCAAGAATTGCTGCGGTGACACCATCGCCGCCCTGCTGAAGAACAGCAGGTACACGCTCTCGATCAAAGCGCAGTTCCCGAAAGCCGCGGCGGTACCGGGCGATGGCGACAACATCACCTTCCCGGGTGGCGTGGTCAATGTGGTCGGATCGATCATGAGCTGGCAGGTGGACTGGGAGAACGAGGGCGTTCGCCAGATCTCGATCGAAGCCACGCACTGGAGCGCGATCGGCACGCCGACGAAGTCGACCTTCGCCTGCCCGTAACCTGATTTCCAGCGCTCCGCGCCGCCGGCATAGGGCCGGCCCCTCCAGGTCAGGAGCGCACTCTTTCCCATCACCTCATGTCCACCGCAACCATACCCACGCAACCTTTCCAGGGACCAATCCTGGGTCACGCCGCTACTCACGCCGGGGATCCGCGCCCCGCGATCACTCGACGGCAATTCAACTACACGATCGCGGCCGCGGGCAGTCATGCTGCCCAGGCGGCCCAGGCGGAAGGGATCGATCCGGAGGCCAGCGCCGCCCTGCTGCAACAGGCGGTCCAAATCGGCCCGGTCGTCTTCGCGCCCGTGAGCATGCAAACCCTACTGGCACTGCAGATGCTCATGAAGCGGCGCAGTGTGCTGGGGTCCGACGCCAGTCCCATTTCCAGCGGTGGACACGATGGAAACGGCACCAGCACGGCTGAGACCGGCGAGGAGACTGACCTCTTCGCGCTGGCCGAGGCCGTGCTGGTGTTCGCGTCGCCTGCGGAGGCAGCATTGCTGTTGAGGCCATCGGTGAGGCGAGAGGCATGGGAAGAACGCGTGATCGCTTTTTCCGGCTCACTCTTGCCCGCCGACCTGCGCGAAATGGGGGCCTTCATCAACGAGCAGATGGGTCTTCTCCGCCGCTTGGGAGGGGAATCTGACGGAGAAACCGAATCGCACCCTCAGTCGGGGCAGCGGACTCAGCCACCGGCCTGCCCCTGAAATCATCCGGCTCGGCCTGTGGATGGCTGCCTGCCCTGCTTGATCTGATCATGCACGAGTACCCGGCTCACACCATCGACCATGTGCTTGCATCCCCTTTGGCCCGCTGGTTCGCCATGATCCCCGCGATCGAGGCCCGGCACGGGGTCGAGAGCGGTCGCTCCTGGGTGGCTCGCAGCGTCTCGGCAGCCATGATCGAAACCGAAACCTACCTGCGGACCAACTACCAAATCGTCTGATCCCATGCCTGGCATAAACTACGACGTCAATCTCAAGGCGGGGGGCTTCACCGCCGGCATCAACGAGGCCCTCGCTGGCGTTGGCGCCCTGGGGGGCAAACTGTTGGGCTTGGTGGGGATCGCTGGGGCTGTCGCGGGAGCGCTTGCCGGCGTGAAAAAGGCGGTGGGCGGGGCGGCGGGATTGGAGACAACCACCATCGCATTCGAGACGCTCCTTGGCAGCGCGGCGAAGGCCAAATCGCTCCTCGGAGAATTGAAGCAGCTTGGTGCGAGCACTCCGCTCGAATTCCCTGAGCTCACCGATGCCGGCCGGAAGCTGATCGCCTTCGGCGTAGCGGCAGACGTTGTCACCGATACCCTCCGTCGAATCGGCGATGTCGCCACGGGCATCCAGGCACCGTTGGGCGAAATCGCGGAAATCTACGGCAAGGCTCGGGTGCAGGGCACCCTGTTCGCTGAGGACATCAACCAACTCACCGGGCGTGGTATCCCGGTGATCCAGGAATTCGCCCGCATCCTCGGGGTGTCGGAAGGCGAGGTGAAGAAACTCGCATCCGAGGGCAAAATTACCTTCGGTTTACTGGAGCGCGCTTTTGTGAATCTGACCGACAAGGGAGGTAAGTTTTCGGGAATGATGGGGAAGCAGGCGGAGACCACTGCTGGGCTCTGGAGCACGCTGAAGGATTCCATCAACGACGTCTTCACGACGCTCGGCCAACCACTGAATGATTCGCTGAAGCCGTTCCTCAAGCAGGCGATTGAGGTCGTCAATCAAGTGAAGGAGGCAGCCGCGAATTTGCTCTACACGCTGCAGGCTGCCTTGAAGGAAGGGAACCTCGGGGCGCTTCTCAAGTCGCAACTCATGCGCGGGGTGAAAGAAGTGGGAAATTTTCTCCGAGCCGTCATGATCGGTGCCGGGTCCGCTCTTGTCGAGGCCGCCGCTGTCGCATGGGAATCGCTCAGCAAACTGCCCGACCTCATGTACGCGGCCGGCATGAATCTGCTCGGCGGAGCGCAGGTGCTTTTGAAGGGGGAGTTCTGGAACGGCGTGGCTTTGCAGATGACGAGCATCGGGCTGCGCTTCGCCGCGGCGATCGGGGATGGGCTCGCTCCAGTGATGGACCAGCTGATCGCCTTGGTGAACCAAGTGCGCGCAGCCTTCGGGAAAGAGGCTATCAAGGGGCCCAATCTCGGGTCGGTTGGCCAGGTGGCGGGCGTGATGGCCGGGGTGGCGGACCGAGGCGCCGCAGAATCTTTCGTGAAGGCCATGGCGGGCGTCCAACGGTACAACGCCCCAGAATATGATGGGCTGGAAGTGATGTTCGGAAGGGTTCTGAATGCTTTTGAAAGCGGTTTTAAGGGGGCTGGGGATGGCTTCAACACCCGGGTGGAGGAGGATGCCTGGTCGAGGTGGCGCGATCTCGGCAGCATGCAAAGGAAGAAGGATGAGGCGGCTGCCCGCGCCAATGAGAAGCAGGAAAAGGCTGCTTCGAAGCAGGCACTGGCAGCTGAAGCTGTCGGCCGCGCCGCCAAACTGATGGAGCGTCTCTTCGGGGCGCCAGAGGAGGGGTCTGGTCGGATCCGGACCTTCAACCGCGCTGAATCGGCGACCCGGCGGTTTCTGCGGCGGAGCAAGGCGGACCAGGATGGCTCCTTGAGCGACTTCCTCGGCCCGATCGACGCCGACTTGAAGCGATCGGTTGGTCGGAATCTGAACCTGGCCCGCCTGTACCGCGAGACGCAACGCGACGACAAGAGCGGGCGCGCGCAGGAAAAGCTGCTCTCCCGCATCGACCACAACACGCGCGAGACCGCACAGCAACTCGCCAAATTCCAGCCGGCATGAGCGTGAAGGTCCTCCATGGTGGCGGCTGGACCGTCAATGTGCCCTTCGAGGTGCAGAAGCCGCTACCGGATCTGCAGCCGACCGGATTCGATGGCCTGACGGCCACGTACGGGGTGATCGCGAACATCCCGATCGACAGCCCCTGGATCGATGCCCAGTGGCCGCTGGCCTCGGCCGGCCCGGGCGGGTACGGCAATTTCTACCGATCGGTGGCCCGGCTGGTGCGCACCGAGTGCCCGTACTACGAGATCGCCGTCGAATGGAAGGGTATCCTCAATCCGGCCCGGGCGAAGACGTATCGGCTGACGGCCGGCGCTCAGCAGACGAGCGCGGAAAACATCACTTACGGCGGGATCACCTACGCGAAGGTCAGCTCCTACGAAGCCAACAACATCATCGAGGCCTCGTACGTGACCCTCACGAGGCCTGCCACTGACCAGGTCGGGACCGTCCAAACTCCCCCGACTACGGTGCTGGTGCGGCCGTCGGTCTGGTCGTCGATCGCCAACCCAACGATCCACATCCCGCCTGGCCCCACTGGTACAGGCAACTGGCTCCTCATGGATCGCACGATCGAGGAGCTGCCGGGCACCACTGTGGGCTTCGTCACGGATCGCTACGAGTACATCTTCGTCCACAGCCTGTGAGCGCCCCTAAACCACAGCTGCCGAGCATTCCTCGCTACGCGCCTGGGAAGAAGTTCATGGCCATTCCGCCGGGGTGGTGGGCGGCCGTCCGGACCAGGCTCGCCTGGCAACGCATCAATGCCGGTGCCGGGTTGCGAATTCGGCGCACGGCCGGCCGTACTCTCCTCATGCGTCGATGATCCGGAAGCACAGGCAGGGCTTATGCGTCGTCACGGGGGCGCAGCTCAACGCGATCGCGGATGCGCTGGATCGGGACGTGCCGCTCGCAGGCGAAGGGCTCGACTTCATTCAGGGGGTCGAAGGTCGGACATTTTTCATTCCTGGCGTCGAGATTGGCGGAGCCAATGGGCGCGAGGCCACGCCAGATCTGCCGGCCCTGCCCGACCCTCAGGTGGTCCCAGGTCGTGCCCTCAACGCGCTCCAGGCGGCAATCCAGGCCCAGCGTGGATTTGCTGGGTCCGGGGTTGGTATGAAGGCCGGTACGCGCGGCCGGATCTTCAGCGTCGTCGCGCCCTTCATCACTCCGCCATTCCCGCCACCCCCACCGCCCCCAGACGGCAGCAGCGGGAGTTCCGAGGGTTCGAGCAGTGGGAGCGGGAGCGGCAGTGGCTCCGGCGGTGGTGGCGGCGGCCCTGATCCGGATCCTGACAGCTCGTCGTCATCTTCATCGGGATCGTAGCCATGAAACTCCACGAGGCTTTCGAGGCCGTGTTCATCATCACGTTGAAGCATCGGCCTGACCGGCGCGTCAGGGTTTGGGACCACGTCGTGCAAGAGTCGGGGTTGTGGGCCAAGGGGGCGAAGCCGATCATCGTCCATGGCGTGTCAGGCGACGCGATTCCTCCGCCGAAGTGGTGGGGGGCTGGCAATGGGGCATGGGGGTGCTTGCTCAGTCACAGCAGGGTCATAGAGCAGGCGCTACATGAGGGCTTCAAAAACTGGCTGGTGCTGGAGGACGATGTTGTTTTCCACCCGCGGGCAGCCGCGCATTTCGAAGCGGTCATGTCGACTCTGCCGAGCGATTGGGGCCAGCTCTACTTGGGGGGGCAACACCTCCGCGAACCAGTCCACCACAGCGAGCTGATTTTCCGAGGGGCGAACGTCAACCGCACCCACGCCTTCGCAATGACCCGTCGGGTAGCAGCGAAGGTGCACGCCCACATCTGGCATGCTCCGGACTACATCGACCGTAAGGGGTGGCACATCGACCATCAGCTGGGTTTGGCTCACGAGCGGCGCGACTGGCCGGTCTACTGCCCCAAATGGTGGCTGGCGGGTCAGGAAGGGGGCAGCTCGAACATCAGCGGCCGTCAGGACCTGCCGCGCCAGTTCTGGCAGCCGGCCGCCTATGCTCGGCAGTTGCCGTTTTTCTGGGGGCAGCCTACATCGGCTACCCAGGAGGAAGGGCTGCATTGGGGCAACCACCACCGGATGGATGTCGCCTGGTCGGACATCGGCCTGAACGACGCGGTCGGCAACCCCGAGCGGCTGGCGCGATGGCTGGAACTCATCGCCACCGAGGCCATCAGCATGGGCCGCCTGCCGGCCGCCTGGCACGAGTGTCTGGGCCTGGCAGATCTGAGGCCCCTGTGGCCCGCGCGGGTGTACCCCATCGATCACTACAATCCGGGTTTGCTGGACTACCCGTGGAACGGCCTGTTCCATCACCCCTACGCAGCCTTGCGGCCCACCACGGCCGCAGCCCGGCCTGCAGTAGGCCTGGGCACGGCCGCGACGGCCGCCGCCGCTGTAGGCTGAATGACGAGCTCGCCAAAAGTGGCGTCCGGACACAGGCGACGATTGACCGCCCCATTGCGGGTGCGAACGGGGGTGATGCGGCAGCCAGTGAAGGCTCGTCGCGTGAATGGCGAATCGTCCACGGTCACCAGCCAGGTCCCTTTGAGGGCCAGTACCCTTTCGGCGAAGGCACCCATGGCCGCTTCGTCCCAACCGGCATAGTGCTCCGCTTTGCTCGCCAGGTAGGGCGGATCGAGAAAGAAGAAGGAGTCGATCCCGTCGTAGAGGTCCAAGCACCGCTCGTAGGGCAGATTCTCGACCGAGACATGATCCAAACGGGCGTTCAGGGCTCGCAGCAGCTCCATCACCTTGGCCCGGCTCGGAGGAGGTTGAGTCTTGGCCACTCCGTACGTCTTTCCATTCCCTCCGAAACTTTGCCGGTTGGCGACCAGGAAGCGGGCTGCCCGCTGCAGCTCGGTAAGGCCAGGTTGTTCGACCAGATCCAGCACGTTCCGCCGGCTCATCAGCATGAACTCGATTTCGGAGCAGAGGGCATCCAAGTGCCATTGAGCGCATCGGTACAGCGAGACCAGGTCGCCGTTGAGGTCGTTCACCACCTCCACGCGAGATCGAGGCTTCGCCAATAGGAGGGCCAGCCCTCCCGCGAACGGTTCACAATAGAGGCGATGTCGGGGGATTCGGGGTAGGAGGTGCCCCAGCAGCCGGCTCTTGCCGCCGGCCCATCGCACGACAGGCAGTGTGCGATTCATTCCCCCCATACGTGCCGACCCAACCCTTTTCGTTCAACGATTTTCAGTTTTCGTTCTGGCCTCCTCGACCCTTTTCATTCTTTTTGACGCGAGGTGTTCCATTTTTTTTGCCGGTTACCACCGATCTTGATGTTGGCGG